GATCCGCATATCCCCATTAATGATTCTGTTCCTAAATGATGTGTAACCCTTTGCCAGATTCTCAAGGTAGTCGTAGTTCGCCATCAGCTTATCAGCGTCCGGCCAGTTTCCAGGACCGTTGGAAAGAACGTTCGGCATCGTCATTGTAAAATCTCCTCTAAGTCGAAGTCTGAAATTTTGTTTTCAGTGTCGTGGCGATAACCGACCACCTTGCAAAGTAAATCTTTCACCGTCTGGTCCTCGTCGCCAAACCAATACAGCGTTTTGTCACCGTAATAGGCCGACGTATCACCGAAGAACCACGGGCGCGCGGGAATGTTGTCGTTGAACGTGACGGTTCCAGTGATAACACTCGCGACTCGGTTCTGCGCGTCATCATTGAACACGCAGTCCCCCGTGATGACCGTGGACGTGCTGTAGGAGTCGTCATTGAACGTGCAAGTGGCACTGATGACAGCAGTTGTCGCCGTGATCTTTGAAAGATCGTTGCAAGTGATCGTGTAGGGCAGACTGACGTTGATCTCCTGCAAGTCCGCGCTGTCATTCAGGGTAACATTCCCCGCGATCGTACCACTTGTTCCAATGGAGGTGTCATTGAACGTGACGTTCCCACTAATATACCCAGCGTTCGCCTGTGAAGTGTCGTTGAAAATGACCGTCCCAACGATACTTGACCCAAACTCATGGGTTGCACTATTGTTGAACGTCACGTTGCCCACCACCGCGCCCGCGCACTGAGACGTGCCGTTGAACACCGCCGCTCCTGTGATGACTCCAAAGCTACCATGGATCGCCGTGCTGTTGAACGTGGCGAGCGTGCAGGTGAGCGTCAACTCCAAGTCATACGACGTGGTGAGATTCACCACTGTAGCCTCATAAGCGGCCTCACTCAACGCAGCGGACAGAACCACTGAGTCAGTGGTCGCGGGTAGTCCGCCAAGGGGAACCGTGTGACCTGCGTCGGTCCACCAATTCCCAGCGGTGCTCCAGTTGTCGTCAACTGCTGCGTTATAGTATCTGGTCACCATGGTGTTGGAACCTAGTCGAGTCTGATGGTGATGCCTTCAGCGGCACCGGATTTGATGATGGGGGCGTTGCCGTTGGTGACAGTCAAGCTGGTATTCAACTCAATACCGAGGACAAGACTACCTCCAGTGCTCGCGTCAAAAATCCCAACCGCGACAACCGTACCCCAGTTGGCAGTGGGGGTGACGAAGGTGAGGTTGTTGGCCAACGTGATAATGTCAAAATCATTGCTACTGGATGCAACCACCCAGTCAGTGACAGCAACCGCTTTCCGGGCATAGCTGCCCCCAGTGACTTCGGACAACGCGCCATTCTTGTTGGGGAGTGAGGTCAGCAAACCCAAATAAAGCGCGGGGTTCGTGCTCCAAGTGGCTGTGCCTCCGGCCATGACCAAACCGTAGCTGTTCCCTTTGAAGAAGAAATTGAGCAACGCCTGCGCGTAGGAGTGTGTGAAGGAGTTCATGGTGGTGGAAGGTAAAAGTTAGCCGGGGCGAGTGGTTGAGACTCGCCCCGGCTGGGTCGGGGTTAGCTTGCGTAGGGGAGGGCCGAAGTCATCACAGGAAGCTGATGTTGTGGGAGCGAAACGGCGTGGGCGATGGTCGCGACACCGGGGGTCCGGTTGAGACGGTCGTAGGCCAACTGTGTTCCGAAGTAGGAGCGGAGGAATGCCTGATAGACAAACCCACCTTCCTTCGTTTCCTTGTCCCGGCGTTGTTTGAACAGGCCGTAGGGGCGGAGGATGCCACCAGCACCGTAGCAAGGAGTGAAGGCCAGAGGCACCCCCTTAATGTTGCACTGATACACCGTGGCTCCGACAGGGTGAGTGTCGGTGAACGTGCCACCATTGGCGTTGATCAGAGCAGCAGTTGTAGAACCAGTGCCGAAGTTCAACACCCGAGCACCACCAGCACCAGAAGCGCCAAGGCGACGCAGAATTTCAATTTTGTTCCCGTTGTTGCCTGTGGTGTATTCATACACACAGCAACCATTGGGAACGTAAGGGGACTCCGCGTTGGGTGGGTTCACGATCAGGAGATACTTCGTGGTCGTGAAGTCCGCTCCGCCGATGATTGGGTTGGCGGCGAGCACTTCTGTGGCACGGTTTGGCACCCAGTTGTACGCGTAACCAAAGAAGTTCTTGGCGTAGAGGATTTCCGTGTCTGTCCCACCACCTGGGCCGAACTTAACGTCGAACGTGGCTGTTCCAGCCGCGATGGCGACTCCGAGGTAACCCATTGGAAAACGAGCGGAGCCGATTGGGCCGTAGCCATCATGGTTCACCACTTCGTAGGGGCGAACAATCTGGTTGTCGAGCGTAGCGATCTCACCCTTCAACATGTAGTCGATGCCAGTGTTGCTATACTTGAGCAACGCTTGATAATCGCTGGATGTTTTGAGGCTGGTGGCGACTTCAGTGACCGGACCCCACACGTATTTGTTGACTGGTTGACCATTCACTTTGCCGACGCGGGCAGGTTTGCCACCGAGGGTGGACATCTGCGAGGCGACCTTCAACATGTTGTTCAGGTCGAGGATGTCGGCGCTGTAGATGTTATTGAAGGCGCGGCTGTTGGCAGTGAAAAGAGACGTGGCGTGCGCTTTGTCACGAACGCGCAAGTCAATGGTTTCCGTCATCAGACGACCAAGCCATCCGCCGAGAGCTTCAGGGGCACCATTACCGATTTCATCGCGAAGGGCGGTTTCTTCCGTGGTGAACTCATTCCAGCTTGTGGCGTTGCGGTAAACACCCACGTAAGCAGAGTATTGACCGTAGTCATTTTTCTGGAAGTCTTCGACAGCGGTGAAAAGGTTCTCACCACGTTTGCCTTCACCATAGTAGCCGGACTTGGTGCGGAAATTGACCTGTTGGCCCACCCCAGCAGAGGTTTCGTTCTTGGTGATGACGAGTGCGTTTGGCCCTTCTGGATCGTCGATGCTGGTTTCGGCAGACTCGAAGTAGTTCGTGGTTTCGCGACTCTTGCGGCACTTCAAATCCCAAATTTGGGGGAGTGTGACCCCCTGACCAGTGATTGTTGCAATCGTGGTCGGGGAATTAATTGGGGTGTACTGGGGTGTAATAGCCATGGTGTGCTGTGGGTTTGGGTTGCCCCACAACGCCCGAAGCCATTTAGAACCTACCTTTTGCCTGCGATTTGTCTGAACAAGCGTTCGAGATCAGCCGGGGAAGACTTTTGGTAGAGTTCCTCTAGGTCCACTGGAGCAGTGGGAGGTGGAGAACTGGTGGGCAAGGTGCCCGGTCGGGTAGCCACAACCTGTCTGGGTGCTGCTGCGGGTGTCGCAGTCGGAGCTTTGATCTTTGTCGGAATGGCTGGCGCAACGTTCTGTTCCCGTGCAACCATCTGGGCGAGCTTGATTGGGTAGTCCTCGTCATTGACCCGTGGGTCGTTGGTGTTGAGGAAATACTCATGAATTTCTTGTGCCCGTTGGGAGAACACGGAGTCATTCTTGCCAAAGTCGGGGTATTCGTTCACCGCTTGCTGGGCGAAGGAGTCTCGTTTGGCTTCCCGCTGTGCCTCCAACTGCGCCGTCTTCTGTGCTTCAGTGACCACCTCCTTGGCGACTTCCCGTGCATACTGTTTTTGAAGTTTGGCAATCTCAGTGGCAGTTTTCGCTGCCATCTCGTTGTCATAGACTTCCAGTTGCTCGGCTTGTTGTGCCAAGAGTTGGTCGATGTCCTGTTCCAGCTTTTGGGAAGGAGTCAGTTCGACCACTGGTTCATCTGAAGGGACCAAGGTTTCCTGGGCTGGAATCTGATCGGGGTATGCGTGTTTGAATGCTTCGAGAGGGGACAAACCCTCTTTAATCAACCGGGTGTATTTGAGTTCTGCACCGTGGAGCCGCATTCGTTTCGGCTTCCCATCATCTTCCGGCTCGTCTTCTGCCTCTGCGGGTGGTGTTTCGACCACTGGATCGGGTTGGACTTCCTCGGTCTGCTGCACTGGTTCTTGCGGGTGCATCTCAGGAGCAAGGCTCCCGTTGACAAATCCCGCGAGAATGGCGGCGCTTTCTGAATCCGACAAGGATTCGATGTCTAGTTCGGCTGCGGGAGTTGTCCCTGCATCACCTGTTTGGGTTGTGGTATCCATAAAATTGTAACCGGATTTCTCCTAGTTGCGTTAAGGTAGCTGCGCAAAATCGTAAATGTCAACACCATTTGCGATGTGGGAAACGAAAAATCTTGTGCGCCTCTTCTGCACAAACTGAGCCGATCCCACGGATTTTGGTCAGGTGCGGTGAAAAAGACTGGTGTTCATCTGACCAGTGGTTGTCAGAAAATTGTCAAAATGAGGCTGAAAAGCTGTGCGTGTGCTCTAACCTAAAACCGTTCCCACGGGTTTTCTGCACACCGGAGCAGTGCTGTGGTGGCTGATTGCAGCGATTTGTGTATGAAGTGTACGTTAGAGTTGAGTTTATTATCTAGAAATTCTCAGGGGAGGAAAGCAAAAGGGCGCTGGTTGGAGGGAAGGAACCTCCTCGGAAGCCACATCTGCACAGAGTCCTTGCGCAAAATCACAGGGGGCGTAGAATTTGCACCATGGAATTTAACCCGCAGCTTCGGACACCCCCTCTTGGGAACACCCGGCCAGGACCGCTCGCAGACATGCGGGAGCGTCGTGGTCTGCGTGTGGCCAAAGAGTCAGCGCAGGCCATTCAAGAGATTTCAAGTTACATGGGGGATTTCAGACGGAAGAAGTTCGAGGGCATCGACGGGAATGTTTACGAAGTGGACGCGATCCCAACCGTGGGTAGTGCGAGCAACCGCCGACCATGGACCGTCCAGTTCGTAAATGGTCTTCTGATCAACATCTCCGTCCCGGTTTGCACCTTCCAAGTCGCCGTTGGTCCGCAGCCGATTATCAAGATTGATGGAAAGAACGTCAATTACCTCGATCCGTTGGAAAACCAACTGGTCGTAGGTCGTTCTGAGCAACGGATTTACTTGGAATGCCTTGTGGATGACACCTCCGTCGATGGGTTGGACACTCAATCCGTCTCGATTGTGGTCATGGCGAAGAACTTGGCCGACCAACTGGTCAACCTGCCGACCAAACGCTACATCCCCGTCATCGACATCGACTCAGACTTTCGTCTCCAATCCGCGCCTTGGTTGTCTGGCTCCATTTACACCACACGGTTCGGTGATCGTCGCCGCATCGACAACATGTTCTGGTACCCACTCTAATGGCTTGGGTTTCATCTATCGCGAATCCGTTGCTCCATCCTTATGAGCAGCTTAAATTCCCTTACACGGGAGATACCTTGATGGTGTGGACCAAGATTCAAAGTATCCACTATGATTACACGTTGGTCGTCACCACCACGATGGATAGCGGTTACACCGAGACAGACTCATACGAGTTTAGTGGGGCCACTCGGGACAGAAGACCACGATACACCCAGTTTGGAATTTTCAACTGGGATGAAGGGGGGTATCAGGTTGATGCTTCCCCGTGGTGTAGCCCATTACTCCATCTTGAAGGTCCACGGGGTTACGACAACGCATTCAGTTACCCTGGAGTGCTAATCTTCTCGGCATTAGGCACGGGGGTTCACACCGTGGTGTGGGACGACGGCATGGGTGGCAGTGGATCATTTGAAGAACCAATCCCCTATGGAACGGGAAGAATGATACCAATCCGTAGAAACGACAGCGACCCAAACTACCGCTACGGGAGCCTTTGGTTGATCAACGACGTGGAAACACCTTGGGCGAATTTTGACGAAAATGGAGTCAATTTTTCCCATACAGAGAGTGTCACCATTCCTTTGGACGGTGGCTCACGGACTTCCGATTACAATTTTAATCTCATCATCACAACATCATGACTCCGATCCCCAATAACAACCCGATTACTCTCTTCCTCGACAGGATCAACCCCGAGGTGGAGACGCCGAAGGAGACGCCGCAGGACCAGCGCAACAATAATATCGTCTTCTCGTCGATCCTCTCGCGTGACATGTCACAGGAGCGGGTGGACATGATGCTCACCAGCACCGTGGACATGATCAACCAGCATGAGTTGGCCCTTGGTCGGTCGATCACAGCGCGGGGTGGCTCAGGGTTCGACAACTCCGGCGACAATAACCTCCAGTGGTGGCAGAGCACCAGTCTGGCCGACGAACAGACCTCCGGTGTAAACCCGTCGCGGACGTTCATGGGTCGTCGGCAGTTGTTCGAGATGACCTACCACAACCAGATCGCCTGGCGTCGCTACGTCTATGGTGGGCTTTACGAGCAGAGCAACCGCACGCTGCCAGTGGCTCGCCGGGTGACACGGCAGTTGGCGGCACGGGCGATTACCAACTTCTTCTCCGTGGAGCCGTGGGTCAAAGCCGTGGCGACCAACAAACCTGACGGCAGTTCCTCCAAGATCGACAACGAACTGGCGACAGCGGGTGAGCGATTCTTCAACTTCAAGTCCGGTGAGGCCAAGCTCAAAAACACCTTGGAGCGTGCGTTGGAGCGTGCCTGCGTCGTCGGGGAGTGCATCCTGAAGACACGCCACACCACCAAGTTCAACTACTACAAGACCTCTATGACTGTGCTGGTCAACGCCGAGGGTAAGTTCATCCTCGGTGCCGATGGTGACTACATCGTCGAGGACCGTGACACGTTCGCGCCAAAGGACAAAGAAGTGCTCGACGAGACAACGGGTGAGCCGATGGTCGGTGAGGACGGACTGGCGGTGGTGGAGCCTGACACTGAGGGCGGACTCTTCTTGGAACGTGACGGTGAGACACTGATGCCGGAAGGCGCTCGGTGGGAGTGGCGTGAAGGTCTGGTGCGGCGGTTCACCGAGTATAGTGGCCCCGTGACAGAGATCGTGGCGACGCAAGACTTCATGTGCCCACAGACGGAGGAGGACATTCAGAAGGCACCGATGATCACGCAGATCACCTCCGTGTCACCGTTCGACATCGTAGCAGCGTTCGGCGGTGAGGAACTGGCGAAGATCACCGATCCAGGTGAGAAGGTGGCTACCACGGCGAAATATATCCAGTTGCTCAGTGACATGAACAGCGACGGTGCCAACGGGAAGATCGCAGCGGACATGGCCCGACCAGAGCTGGGGGAGAGTGGGTTGATCAGCAACATCCGCGTGTCGGGTGACAGCCGCAGTGAGATTTGCGAAGTGTATCGCACCTACGATGCAGACGGCGACGGATCGCCGGAGGAAATCTTCATGGTCATCGACCGCAAGCGCAACAAGATCATCTACTGTGACTACCTCCAGAACGTCACCGAGGACGGGCTGCGTCCGTTCACCGTGCTGACGGTCAATCGTGTCGCTGGACGGTGGCACGGTGTCGGGATCATCGAGCAGCTTGAACCACTCCAGAACAATATCGACTACTTCTTGAATCGGTCGATCTTCAGCAGCAGTAGCAGCGGGACATCGGTGTTTTTCAATCCAGAGGGGGTCACTGAAGGGGATGCGTTTGCAGCGACAGGAATGGATTTGCCGTTCAATAGTGGCACAACTTGGCACCTGAAGAAGGGTTGGAAAGCGGAGGACGTGCTGAAATACATCACCATTCCCGAGGTTAAGATGAGCGAATTTGGTGAGTTCCTAAATTTGTTCCAGCAGGCTAGTGTGTTGGAGACGGGTTTGACAGGCGCGAATGACGCAACTGCTGCCAACATCGCCACTTCTGAGACAGCCACGGGCATCCGAGATATTACGGCTAAAGGAAATGAGATGGCAAAACTCATCTTCAGCCACTTGGACACGGGGGTGCTTGAAGTGGTGCAAAAATTCTCGGTGGTTCTGTTCCGCAACATGTCGGAAGTTGAGGCATATGAATGGAGCGAGAAAGACACCCGACTCACTGGAATACTGAAGAGAACCGATGCCAACCGGATCAAATTCTTCTTCGAGATCACACTAACTGGAGCTAAGAACGAGCAAGCTCAGACGGCCATGACCATAGCACTTCCAGCGGTGCAGCAGTGGTCCATGCAGAGCAGTCTGATGATGGAGGCGCAACGACCAATGTTGGACAATTACCTGAAGGCCATGCAAATTCAGAGCGCATCAGAGGTGCTGAAGGCGATGGTGGCTGCAAAGGCTACGGAGGAGAGCCTAGCAGCGCAAGCTGCGGCGGCACAAACTCTCGTTGGCGCTCCGAAGAAGATTCTGAGTTGACTTGTCGAAAGTTGTGGAAGCACATCTAGCCAGCGCCAGATCAGAAAAGTGCCGCAAGCGTAGATAATTCTTGCAGCAGGTTGACGCAGTGGTAGGGTTGGTGAAATGAAGCTCAATCCTGCAAAACTCAAAAAGAAACTCCGGTTCTCCTGCTACGGGAAATTCAAGCCAATCCTTGAGAACATCCTAGAAGAAACGTGGGCCGATGTCGTGGATGATCTTAAAAAGGAAATCTACGTGGACTTCAACGGGAAATCCATCCATGTCGGCTTTGGAGAGGATTGTGACTACACCGCAGATTTTGATTTCTCCAATTTGATCGATGACTACCTGACTTGGTGCAAGCCAGTGGATATTTACGGCGAAGATGAATGGGCTTCCTCAGCAATCAAAGCCACCATCGAAAGATTGGAGAAACAAATCATCAAGTTGCGGAAATCTCTCCCCAAATGAAACTCCTCCTGCTCCTCTGCCTCACCGTCTCACTGCCCAGTTGCCAGCATGGCACGCCGGGGATGGACACACGTCGTCACTACTACTGCCCGCTGGGGTTCTGAGACTCATGACCCGCCTCCTCAAGTCATTCGTCAACCAGTGCAAGTTCGCACAAATCCTTGTGGTCTGCGTGCTGCAAGCCTCATGGATCATCTGCATCTGCCTTGGGCTGCTGATCACATGGCCAGTGCAGCCCGTGTTGGCGCTGCTGCGTGTGAAGACTCCAATTCGCCGCTGGTTGCTGCGTCACTTGCCAGGGGAGAACTTTACTGACCAACTTTATGTCCCTACACGCACCACAAATCATCGCGCTTGTCGTTCTCGGGTTCCAAGTGGGCTGTCATGCCTGCAAGAACGGCGACGAGCATCCACCATACAACGGGCCGATTGCCTTCTTCCAAGCCTGCTTGACAATATTCGTCCTGTTCTGGGGCGGCTTCTTTGGAGGGAACGTGTGATGAGCGACACACAGATTATCTGCAACACTGTTGTATTCCTCGCATTGCTATTTTTCATCTACAAGCTGAACAAATGACACCCACTGACTCAGAGATTCTCGATTTTAACTGAAAGGCAACCATGAGGCAACACTACAAACTCATCTGCTTCCTGTGTCTTCTCATCGGGTCAGTTTCCACCCAGCCGTTGCTGTTCGCATCCAACTAGGTTCTCCGCACCCGCAGCAGTCCGAGGTCTTCAT